TCATCAGAGTTGCCAGCAGTTCCATCAGGACCCCACTGTCCGTTGATAGTTGTAGATAGTGCAAATACCAGACCACTCATAGTCGAGTCTGATACATCAAATCTATATGATCTATCACCAAATACTGTAATATCTTGTCCACCACTACCTGCAACGTTGTCATCAATATACATGCTTTCAGTTCCACCAGAAGTAGTGAAGGTGAAGTCATTTGATGCAGTTCCAACACCACCAGATGATATAGTTCCAGTTGCACCACCAGATGAAGTAAGTGCATCACCTGCAACAATCTCTGATCCAGAACCCGAAAGAGTTGTAGGACCAACATACAATGCTACACTTCCTTGTCCAGATAGTACTCCATAGACTGTTACTACTGCTGTATTACCGCCACTTCCTTTAGTTAAGGTTTCACCTACAGCAAAAGTTCCTGTAGTAGATTCAACTGTAACCTGTCTTATTGCTCTGCTTTTAACTGCTATAGATGTAAATGGAGGAATATAAAATGATTCAAATTTTGCTTTCTTCTCTCCGTCTGTAGATGTAAGTTGTTGTCCTACAGGTAAGTTTGCTGATAATGGAAATGCAGTTCCAAGAGCAAATCTATATCCCGTTACAATATCACCTTTATGTAATTTGTATGCGTTTGCTGCACCATCAACAGTTAGTTTTTGGTCATAATCTTTGATAGCAACATCATATGCTGCTCCTGTGCCATCATTAGCAACAGTTAATACTGCACTTGCCGATTGAGTGATAGGTGCACCATACAGTAACGTGTTAGTAGTTCCTGCAGGTTTTGATTGTCCTAAGAGTCCTTGGTCTGCCATTTTAATTTAGAATCCTGCGTAAAAGAATTGTTGTTGTCTAGTCTGTCCTGTTAAGTTTTGTGCTCCAATACCTGCACCAAAACTAACATCTTCTAGCGTAACGTTTTGAGTAGAAAGCAAAGTTGCATCTGCGTCTGGGAACTTAACAGTCCTGTTACCAGTGATGTTAGTTGTGTCTACTTGGACTGTGAAGGTTGCTCCACCGCCTGAGTCAACTCGGTCGAATTTTGGATCAATAAGAGTTTTACCTCTCATTGTCTGTATTGCTCTCTCAAGAACAATAACATTATCAGCACCTGAGTTATTTAGGTTATCTGTAGGTGGAAATTCAAGAGTTTGGTTAGTTCCTGTGTTGACATTTGAAAGATCAAATGTAAGTTTCTTAGTAACGTCTGTTGTATCTGCAAGAATCAAACCTTGAATAGATTTGTTAGATAAAACCTGAGTTGCACCAGTACCTACAAGTGTGACATTCAAGTCGGGAACTGTGATAGTTCTATTCGCTGTTAATGCTGAAGTATTGACCTGTGCATAGAAAGCATTTGCTTCTGCTGTAGGTGCAAATTTTACATCAACAAACTGTTTTGATAGAACAATTTGTTCTGACTTAGTATCTAGTAAAGTAGATGCAGTAGCAGTAGGTTCAGCAGTTGTAGTAACTGTACCTGCGTCTGGTAAGAAATAAGATCTACGAGTATCTAGAGAGGTTGCCCAGTTGATTTGGAAAATTGCTTCTTCGTTACCATCAGTAACAACAAAATTATCCTCATCAATAAGAATAGTTTTATTTCTTAGTGTCTGTTGTGTATCGTCACCAACCAATACTGTACCATTACCAGAGGTAATAGTAGGTAATGTCATAATTCTAGTATTAGTTCCAGTTCCTATGTTACTAATTTCAAATCTTGCTTTCGGTCCTTGAGCATCCTCAAGAATAAAAGATCCATCATCAATAACAAATTGACCCGTTACCTTTACAGATCCCGTTCCTTTTGGTGAAAAAACAATATCAGAATTATCTCTAGTATCATCAACTGCGGTAACATATAAAGATGCACTTGTCGAACTATTGACAATGCGAGACATATATAAACCACCATCTCCAAACGACATGCCCAGTTGGTCATATGCTGATTGATAGAGACCACTGTCTCTGTCCAAATCGAAGCACAAACCAGGTGCGTCCTTTGTACCTTGTGATACTCCCTTAAAGAGTTGATTTACTTTTGCCTTTCGGTTGGGAATCAAAGGGTCAGATACAACCACTGGCAGAATTGCTTCTCCAGACAGGTTAGAGTCCGAAATTGTTTCCAACTGAGAAATCTTCTTTGTTCCCACGAATAATTACACTATTTCCTACAGGTCTATTTATACAGATTCATCTGCCTCTTCTTCCTGAGTTTTGTAAGCCCACTCATCTGTATGACCCACTGACCACCATTTAGGTAGTGTTTCAACAGCATAATTTTGTGTGCAAACCTTAAAGTCAGGTTTTTTCATATTATCATTGTCAATCAAACTGTTATCAAAGAACTGACATCTGTTGTTTGGTTGTGCTGCAAACTGTCCATTGTCCAATGCAATAATGTTAAATGTCTTATGCTCTGGATCATGCTCTGAGAAGTTTGTGTCTAATACAGAGAAGTCAGGATGTGCAGTATCAATAGTAAATTCATACTCACCAGAGTGCATTTTCTTATCCTTACCAAAGAACTGACATCTTCCTAAGATAGGTTTTTCAACTACAGTAATATTATAATCAAAACAATCCCACAATTCTAATACATCTAATGGCAGTTGATTATCTTGATCGTAATCCTCTTTCCATACAAATGCACTGAGTGGTAATTTATCAAAGAGTGCACCATAATCAGTAAGCAGCGTTTCAAAGTATAATGCTTTTGCTTGTATGCTTCTCACCGAGATCCAAAGACCTGGTGTTAGTTCTCCGTGACCTTTTTCAAGATCGTAAAGATATTCCTTTTTTACCCAAACTTTTCTGGGAGGCAAAGGATGTACTAAGTATGCCATAATAAATTCATTACTTAATTTTATTTAGAAAAAAAAGAGAGGTGTTTCCCACGCACCTCTCAATAAACAAACACTTACTTTTTACAAAAAGAGGGCACTCTTTCTAAATAGAGATCTTTTGTACTCCCTCACGTCTTTTACTATATCATCGTTTGATTAGAATGTCAAGTTTTGATTTTAAAACTTGCAATCTTTTTTTGGCAGCACGAAGTGCTTGAGGTTTTAGAGTCCTCTTTTGTTCCTTCTTTGAATGATGTTGCCAATTAGGGATGTTCATCTCTTTTTAAATACTCCGACTTTTGCTAAAAGGTATACTGATAATATAGTCCAGAATACAACTTCTAATCCAATGTTGTTCATTGTTGTTGTTCCATAAATTGTTGCTTGAATTGTTCAACCTGATCGATAACTTCCTCACTAATAGGGGGTGCAGATTGAATCATTGGTGATAGTAAGACAGCAGTACCGTCTTCTCTTTCAATTCTCCAGACACAACGATTACGATAGCACATGTCTATCATAAAAGAAATTTTGTCTTCTGCTTCTTTTTGTGTGACGTTAATAGGTTCGTGATTCATTGTTCAGAAAAACAATAAGTTACTATTTCTGAAGGTACATCATTTTGGATGTTGGTTACTGTTTCCAAAAATCCATCAGCACCTGTTTTAGTCCATTCCCATTCGATAGTGTCGTCATAACCGTCACTATCTACGATCTTTACGGATCTACGAGAAAAGTCAATGAATACTTGTTCAACGTAGATTCCTTCCTTGAATTCCATTTGATTCTCGTTTACTCTATTATTATAGGGTATCAGAGGTTGGGTGTCAAGGATCAATTCAAGAATATGCTTGCTGCTGTCAGTTTCATAACTGCACCTGCTGTAAGATTCATTGCACCACCAGCAATAATAGATGTGGCAGTAGAAGAATTCATTGTGATTGCACCTGCAGCAACGTTTACGTTAAACAGACCTGTAACAACATTATTGTTGTATCCAGTAGCACCAGAGGTAACAGATATCGGACCTGCAGGGTTAGCGACAATATATCTAGGTATAGCATCACTAGCAGATCCTGCGGGTGTCATAACAGTTTCACAAGAACCACCGATCTTTCTAATAATACCTGCTTTAATCTTTGGAATAGGTGAAGGAGGGAAGTTAATAGTTTCAAATAATGTAGTTGTAGCAATGGTAATAGCATTATCTGCTGAAAGAATCATTTCTGCAGCACTACATGTTTGTTGTGATGAAGAGTTCTCAAAAATACTACCAGTAATTTTAGTTGATGTAGATGCTAGATTACACTCAGCACCTTGTAATTCAAACTTAGCACCAACAACACTCATATCAATATCAGATCCAAACTTAATAGTATGTTTTTGAACTCTACTATTCTTACTATTACCATTCTTATCAGCAACCTTAGGAGATCCTTCTGCATCCATTAAGAAAGCACCACCAACTTCAATATGACAATCACCAGTAACTTTTAAGAAATAGTCACCATCAATAGTACGAACATAGTCACCATCAACCTGTGAGCAATCATCACCATGAACTTCCTTTGTATAGTTACCTGCATAAGAAGAGTGGTCTGCTACTAAAACTGCATCATCATTATTATCAGAAGTTTGTTTCTTTAAGTATTCTGTATATGCAACATTCAAGTCCTCCTCAGACATATTTGGTTTCTCTTTCCTTTTAGCCTGTAACCATTTCCACTTAGCATGTTCTTTATTATTAAGTTTTATTGAGGTATGTGTAGTTCCGTTTTCATTCTTTCTTTGAGTTCCTTCTCTACCAGGTGTTCCAACAAATAAATCATATGCACCATTAATATATGTGGTAGCAGATTGTATGTATGGATCTGCTTTATTAAAAATATTATCAATCAAACCACCTTGATCATTATCACCACATTGACCTACACTACGTCCTCTAATCTTATTGATATTTGCTAGTTCACTTTCACTACAATGTGTAACACCAAATAAAGGATACCAACCAACAGTATCTTTACCACCATCAACAGGTCTATTACAATTACCTGCAGTGAATTTGATGAACAATGCCATCAATCCAGTTATGTTTGTAATACCTTTTTTAAACAGATCAGTTCCTAATTCAAAAATATCTGTTGCCTTTTCCCATGTCTCAATAATTTCTTTTGCTTTACCAATACCATCTACAATAGTTTTTACACTACTAACAATTCCTGATGCCTTGCTAAGAATTGATTGAACATTACAAATAATATCATCAATTACTTGTTGAACACTTTGTAAAATCATTGATGCTTTATCAATGATACCATTTAAAAAATTATTTAAAATATTTGTTACTGATGCAACAGGATTAGCAATATAACCTAGTAATTGACTATCAATAACACATAATTGACTTAGAATCTGTGTAACTGCTGTTTGAATTGTAGAGAAAACAACAAATGGAATACCAGTAGCACCTGCTAGTAAACTTACAACATCTAGTTGTTCTGCTAGGTTTGCTAGTGATTGTCTGATAGCACCAATTACCTGTGTGAATATAGCACCTAAAAAGTTTTGTAGTTTTGCTGTAAGTTGTTTGGCAGTTACAAGTTTACCTGTGACTATATCAATAAACTCACCATCTTTTTCAGTTTTCACTAGAGAAGCTGCTGTCTCTGCAATATCTTCAATAAGATAAGATAACTTATATTCTAGTGATTTCCAAGGTCCTCCAACACCATTTGCTGTAGGAATTGGTTTACTAGGATCTTTTGGTTTGACTGGATTAAATGTACCACCTGCCATACCAACAGCGTTACCAATATTATCAGGAGAACCATTACCACCAGGTTCTGTAGTTTTCATGCCTGGTAATGCAACTGCGTTAGTATTACCTTGACGTAAATATCCCTCACCTTTTGATGTTGCTAGTGAATCATTTATATTTGTAGGATGTTTAGCAGCATGGTTAACACCAACTCCATCTTCAAACTTCTCACCTGTAAAAGCAAACTGTTGTTTAGTTCTGGTATCAGAAGATTTAGTTACACGCAAGACACCAATAACTATAGGCATCTGTGCGTTTTCTCCATCCATGAAGAAACCCATGACAATAGCACCAGGTTGTAGTTGCCCAGAACTCTCACCTTGTCCGTCATTTCCTGGTTGTGATGTATGTTGTAATACAGTTGCCCAAGGTAGTTTATCTGTAGGAAGATCTGCAGTAGTTCCTCCCTGTACATTAGTATAGTATCCCAGAATCCTAGTCTTTACTCGACCAAGTTCCATAGGATCTTCGTTGTCTTCTACTTCACCAACCCACCAGAAAAAACCGTCTTTACCTACGAAATTAATCGTGGGTTCATTAATAATACCATCAATAGTCGCTGCCATTCTTCACACGATGTTTCTTAGTATTTAGCAAGTCTAGTGAACTCGTAGAAATGGTCAGTACCCCAAATTAGATTACCTTCCTTGTCTCTTCCTTGATCTGCACTATGTAACTTATCTCCATATAATACCATATGTGAACTAATTATTGCA